TTCTAGGTCAAATAGTTCGGCGCAGTCTTTTAAAATGCCGTGTGCTTGTAAATAGCCGCGTGGCCAATATTGGCTAGGTTTGCACCAAAAGTAATTTATTTGCATTACGCCAGCGCTACCCCCGTTTGGGTCTTTGGGGTTAAATGCGTCTGTTTGGCAGCGGCTTTCACGGTAGGCGACAGCTACGACGGTTGAAAGTTCGTTAACGGGCCAACCGACATATTTAGCCATATTAAAAACTTGCCCGCAAAGCGTCTGCGCTGGGGCTGTAGTCGACGTAGAAGGCACGGTAACAGGCTGGCTATACCCTTCGTAAACCGTGTCGTAGCGTGGCTGTAAATCGTCTGGCGTAGGTGCTGGGGGTTTAGTCAGCATAAACGCAGAAACAAACGCGATAAGCGCCGATATAGCGCCTTTAGTAAATAAGGTCATTAGTTGCCTACTTTCTCGTTAGGGTTAAAACCAGCCTAACAAAACCCCTATACAGTTTTGGGCATATCCTTAAAAACGTCATTAAACGCTTGTTTTACAAGGTTTTCATTAACAGACATAGCAGGCGAAATTTCTATATGAAACCAATCGCCGCCCGACCACTTACCCTTTAGCCAAGTACCCCTATCACATTTCCAGCTACGGTTTTCGGCATAGTCGATAACTAACTCTATTTGCAGTTTGTCAGCGTTTTTTAAAAGTTTATAGATAAACGGTAAAGCTATTTTGCGTCCATTAACTACGCCTTTATCTGTCATTTTCCTATAGCTAAAATCAACCGCTAAGCCGCGCGCGTGATTAGAAAGCTGGCCTGGTTTAGTTCGAATATCGCGCACTACCCAACTACCGTTATTCCAAAGCGCACCGCCAGACCGTTTAACTACCTGGCGTATAAATTCGTCTGTACCTTGCAACGGGCCTTTAGCAACTGGCGCTAAAACCGCTGTATACGGTCTACGGTTTATCGTCTTTTTCTTTGTCATTAGGTATAAACAAACAGGCTAAATCTGGGTCGCCTACTTTTGTCGACAGCCACGCCAACACACTAGAAATAATCGGTACAAGCAAACTAATTAACACAGGATCGACGTTGTTTTGTGTCGCCCAATAAATAAACAAACCAATTAAACCGCCTTTGGTTGTTTGGTCGCCTATTTGCCGTTTGGCTTTGTTAATTTTTTTGCCTGACATAACTATTGCTCGTCGTTAGTCGGTTCTACTGGTGCAACAAATTCTGTACCGTTCCAAATATCGCCTATTCCCGCGTATTTGCCACGATAACCATTTGTTGCCGCGTTGTATGAAGTGCGTTTACAAGTTAGACCACTATGCCAAAATTGGTTTTCGTAAAATTTTTCCCACGCTTCAGTAGAACCGCCAACTTCTACGCCGTTGTCAAATTGTGTTTCGTTTTCGTCAACGCCTGTAATAACTTTGACGACAACATTATTGCTATCTATAAATGCGTAATGTGCCATTATGACCAACTCACATTCCCTGAACCAGCAGTAATTGTTGCTCGCTTATATCCGCCTGATGCTGCGCTTTCTGTGCCTGTTAAACCTGCACCTATAGTAATGGTTCGAGTATCTGGATAGCGCAAAATAATTACACCGCTACCGCCATTACCTGATTGACTGCTGCCGCCTGTACCTGTGTTTGGGCTACCGTCAACGGGCGAACCTGACGCAAGAGAACTACCGCCAACAGCATAAGTAACACTTGCGCCGCTTATGTCTGTTGATCGACCCGCACCGCCCGCACCGTTTACGGTTGCAGTTGCCGCAGCGCCAACGGCTGATGCACCACCGCCGCCACCACCACGCCCGTTTGCAGGCGCACCATTACCACCGGCAAAACCTTGACCAGATGTGCCAGCCGCGCCTAAGCCGCCGTCACCCGAACCGCCACCACCCGAACCACCAGTATTACCGTTCTGAATTGCTGTTCTAGCACCGTAACCGCCACCAGTCGAAGTAATTGAAGTAAACAAACCTGCAACACTATTTGAACCATTAGCGGCCGATAAACCGCCTGCACCCCCCGCGCCGACAGTCATAGAAAAATTTAGACCTGTAACTGCTGTTTGTTGCGCTTCCAAACCACCCGAACCGCCCGTACCTGTAACCGTGCAACGCATACCACCAGCGCCACCGCCGCCACCTGTACCAGCCAAACCGCCACCAGCACCCCCGGCCACAACTAAAAAATCAACTGCAAACGAAGTTACAGGCGCGCTACCCGCTAAAAAAAAAATTGCGGCACTAGCACTTGTAAAATACAATGTGCCACCCTGCCATTGCGTTAACGCTAACGAACCTGCGGTATTCACCGTACAACTACCAGCCTGAATTGTGCAAGTACCTGTATTTATGTTTTGTATCCACAAAATATCGCCTGCACTAAACAAACTGTCGTTTACCGTGATCGTTGTCGCGCTCGCGCTGTTCATTACAACTCGAGTGCCTTTATCGGCTGCAACCAAAACATAACTAGCGGTCTTTGTCGAAACTGTCCAGTTGTAATCGTTTGCCTGCAAACTATCCATTTGCGCAGCTGTTAAAACTTGGCCTGCTGTAAAATCTTGAATTGCCATAAGTACCTTTCAGACTACCCTAAGACGTTTAACGCGTCTAGTATCCCGTAAATAGCGTCGTCTAAAATCAGTTCGTAAACGATAGTTGTAGGCGCAGTAAAATATAAAACCTTATGACCTGAATTTAAGTCTAAAACGTGTTCAATGCCTTCTACGCTTAATTCTTGCGCCAGTTGAGTAGTGCCTACCCCGCTAGTAAAAGTTTTTTCTATGGTTATTGTGTCGCCTATATCGACTACGGCTAGCGCGTCCCGCTGGGCTGTAGTCAACATATTAAACGACGTGCCAACAGACGTATAACGGGCTTCGGGTTCGCCGTCTAACAAATAATCGGCCAAATCAGCGGCTGCCGTGTCATTGTGTAAAAGGCTGTTAGTAATGCTTGTAGTTTGTATAAAATATTTGGCTTGGCTGGCTAAGTCCTCTGCTGTTTGCGGGTTGTTGCTACCTAAAATTTGTACTACAGCCCTATTTATTACCTGGTCGGCTTCAAACGTTATGCCTAAAGCATTGTATTTAATGTTTGTGCCGTCGTCGTGAAAGTCAGCTACCGAAGCGCTAAGCGTTGCACCTATGCGCGGCTGAAACGTTAAAACGCCGTCGCGCGACATAAATAAACGGCCCTGTTCAGCGTCGTTAATTTGACTGCAATACGAAAGCGCGTTAGTCCCCTGCGCTACGGTAAACGCAGCCGACCCGCCTAACGTTTGTGTACCTGTCGAAATATCCCTAGCCGCCGCTGGAAAATTGACCTCTGGTAAATCTAAAACGTTTTCTAAACGGACGCTAGTTAATTCTTCGCTTACGTTGTATCCGTCTAAAAATGTTTGGCTTAACAAATAGAAATCGTCTGCACAAAAAACGCTTACGGTATCTATACCGCCTAAAGCAAAATTATAATTGTAATTAACAACGTAACCTTTAAAAAGGCATTCGGCTATGTTGCTATTGTCGTAACGGACTAATTCGACTTTACGCATAGGCGCTAAACCTGGTTGCGCTTCGGACGGGTCAAAATATGGACTGTTTTGGTCAAACGGGTTGAATATGCCGCTGGTATCGCTAAGGGTAAACGACATAGTGCCAGCGCCGAACTGGTCGCCAATATCCTCGCGGCCACGTTTTACACGTACGTTTACGCAGCCGTCTAAAACTGCCGCAAAGTTAGTAGTACCGTCTAAAACATATTGCGTATTGTCTAAAACGCCTGCTGTAGCGTCGTCGAGTGTAAAGCCGTCTTGAATAAAACCCGTGTCTATAAACAGTTCGTAATTACCTGAACCGACAACAGCTACGCCAGCCATTACGCGATTTGCAACTGCAGCGGGCCGCTCAGACGGTTATAGGCGCGTAAAGCGTCGTTAATAGCTTCGCCTACTTCGCCTTTGGTAGCCAACTGGCTATTTACGTTTATCGTTACGTTGCCTAACGGTTGGCCTTTGTCTGTTGGTGCGCCAACGGGTATAACGCTAGGCATAGTCGGCGCTGTCATTGTCGGCGTCGTGCTAATCGCGTTAGTAAATTCGCTGCTAATACCTTTAACGTCAGCAAGGTTTATACCTTTTTTACCTAGCTTGGCTTGCGCTACAGCCATAGCAGCTTCAACGCCCGCTAGGTATTGTTGGGCGTTAGATACGCCAGCGGCGTAAAATTTGTTAGCCGACAAAATACCTATTTGTTCAGCTATTTTATTTGTTTCCTCTACAAGTTTGTTAGCGCGTAAAACGTTTTCACCAGACTTTAAAAGTTCTTTGGCGATAGCTGCGCCGCTATCTATGCCCGCGTCGATAACTTGCTGTAGTGCTTCTTGCGATAGGCCCGTAGCTAACAACTGTTCTACTAAATCGGCAAACTCTTTAGCTTTATCGGCTTGTTTTTGTAGCGCACTAAAAAACGTTAAACCTGCGTCCTCGCCGCCTTCCTCAAAAGCTGCGCCAAAATCTAAAGCACCTTTAACAACGTCGCTAACTGAAGTAGCAAAGTCATTAAAAGCGTCTTGGGCTTTTTTAAGTCTGTCTTTGGCTGCGTCTAACGCTTCGCCCATTTCTTTATTAAGCGCAGCTGCAGCGTTTTTAACAGCTTCAGTTACTTTGTTTACTGCGCCTTTGCCGCTACCTTTTTTGTTTTCGTCGCTTGCTAAACCGTCTAAATCGGTTGTAACTTTTTTAACTACGTTGCCAAAACTATCTAACCGTTTTTCGGCGTCTAAAATTGTTTGATTTTGGCTAAGTACCGCGCCTTGTAAAACGCTTACTTTGTAAGCGAAACTGTCAAAGCTTTTTTCTAGTGCGCCGATATCTATAAACGTGTCAAAGGCTTTCGCCATAGTTTTAATGGCGTCCAGCGGGTTACCTGTAAGAAACTGGAATTGGGCTATAAGTACCTGGACGGCTTTATATACAACGTTTGCCATACGTGCCGCATTAACGGCAATAAATTTAAACGCTTTAACTAAACCTTCGCCAGCGCTACCAGTTTCAGCTACAGCCTGTTGAAGGCCTTTGCCTAAACCCTGTTCGCCAAACGCTGTTATAACTCTGTCGACTGCTGGTAAAACTTCGTCGTTCAAAAATTTTACTAACGTCGAAAAAACAGGTAACAACAGTTCGCCAATTTTTGTTTTTACGTTCTCAAATTGTGCGCTTAAAATACGTTGCTGGTTAGCTAGACCGTCTGAAGTTCGCTCGAAGTCGCCTTGCGCGTCGCCTGTTTGTTCATAGATTACTTTTTGTGCCGCTAAAATCTTTTGCTGCGCTGTCAATGCACCGCTACCGCTATATATGCCTAGTTCTAATGCAGCGGCTTTGAGTGTTGCGTCGTTAAGTAAAACGCCAAAACGCCTTAACGGTTCAGCTTCACCGCGTAACGCAGCGCCGATAGCGTTAATGGCTTCGTCTGGCGTAGTGTTATTAAAACTGGCTAGGTCAGCAGACAACGTAATAAAGTCGGTTGTAAACGTCGCTAACTGGTCGCCTGCTAAACCAGCCGCTTTACCAAACGTGCCAAACGTGCCAGCAGCCGCTAAAACCTGGTTTTGACTTTGCCCGATTTCACGCGCAGCAGTTTTAGCAAAATCGGTTACAGCTTTACCAGCGTCGCCAAAAATTACGCCTATTTTGCTTGTGTTTTCTTGTAAATCGCTGGCCGCTTGAATAGCTGGCATTAGGCCCTTAGTGAATACAAGCACCGAACCAGCAGCCGCTATAAGGCCTGGCACTACCGAAGCTTTAAGAATATTGCCTAATTTGCCAGCTGGCCCGCCAATACCTTTTAACGCCTGCTGCGCTTTGTTTAACCCCGTGTCGTCAAACGTCGAAGTAATCGGTATGTTAATTGCCATAACGAACCTTCAACTTTTTATTTAAAGTTTTGGCTACTTCGTCAACAATTTGTTTAACCGCATATTGCACGGTTTCCCTATGTTGCTGTACTGCTGGGTCTATGGCGCGTGGCTGGCTACCAACTTCGACATTTAGATTATTAACAAAATTAGTATTTTTTGTTTTAATGCCTGCGTGGTCATATATTGCGCCTGCCGCGTCCGTTTGCTGGGCCACCATAAGTTGATAGGGCCTGGCCTTAAAAGTTACGCTATGGCTTTCGCGCGGGTTATTCTCAGCGTCAAATTTGTCTTTAAATTGAACCGTGCCGCCTTTGCTGGCCCGTCTACCTACCTTAATTTTTAGACCAGCTTTAGCCGTTTTGTTAGTCCAATAGACTTCGCGGCCTTTAATAAGTTTGCCGCGAACCATACCCGATAAAGGCGGGACGTCGCCTATCAGCTGGCGGGCTGTAGCAATAATTGGCGCACCAGCGCCTTTAATATCTTTAGTTACTTGCCGTCTGTAAACCTTGTCATATTTGTTCAGTTCAGCCAAAGTTTCTTTTATGCCTTCAACTTGTAAAACTAGTTTTGGGTTAGACATAAGTTTTATTCTGTTTGTTCAAAATTTCTACGACGGTATACAAATCGTTTATACCAAACTCGATATGGCTAGGCCAGTAATGGCAAGTTACTAACACTTCAGCCATAAGATAACTTACTGTGCCTGGTCTGCTTTTAAATCAGCGGCCTGTTCAATTACTTCAATATTTACAAGGCTGTTAATAAACGCGTCTAGCGAACTGGGTACGGTTATTCCGTTTAGGCGGCTGGCTTCGTAGCACATATACGCTAAGTCCTCGACGCCTATGCCGTTAGCTATGTCTGAAGCTTTGCGCCTATATTTTCTTTCCCATAGAACTATGGTCATCAAGTTAGTTTGCACTTCGTAAGTGTTGCCGTCTTTAAATACGGCTTTAAGTGTTAATTGCATATTTGCCTTTCGTAGGGCAGCGCCTTATTAGCGTTGCTTGTTTTTTTAATTCTCAGCGGCCAAAGCCGCGCCATTATGAAGTGGCTTTAGTTAGTGTGCCGCCAGTAAACGTAAGCGTAATGGTCGACAGTTCGCCAAGACTTGCGTTAATTGGCGTGTGGCTTTCCAAGTATGCGCCAGTAAGCGTATATTTTGGCGCAGTAGCGCTAGGCGTTGCAAGACCCGCAGCCGTTGGCGAAACCTCAATAGTTGTCTGAATACCAACCAAACTATAAATGGTTGCTTCGGTTTCTGACGCTGCATAGCTTTGATATAGCGTTACTTCGAAGCTGTTGTTTTGCAACGAAGTTACAGCAGAACCGCCAAACTTGCGGGCCGTGTCGCCAAAACTCGTAGTTTCGAGCTGCTCGTAATTAAACGTTAAAACGGCGCTAGTCGCCTGGTCTGTTAAGTCAACGCTGTTTATGGTTAATGCGGGTGAACTTAAATAAACTGAAGTTGCCATATTTGGTTAGTCCTTGTCTGTATCTGTATCTTTAGTTTTACCA